GGAGATCTTTCAAAATACTTAAATCCATCAGGACAGTCTGTTTTCAAGAAGAAAGCATCTGTATCTGTTAGATAATGATTTACAACATAGCCATCAGGAATCATTCCCTGATTTCTAATAGAGTTAATGTCATTGTCAGATGTTCCTACTCTCCCTGGGGATTGTAAGAGTCTGTCAGCAACAAACTGCAACTGAGGTGGAACAATTAATTTCATCCCTCTTAGTGCAATATTAAGACCTCTATCATCAGTAAATGTAGAGATATTAATTAATGCATCTTCAAGAGAAGTTTCATTAAGATCCGCCATAGTTGTAGCTCTATTTGCTAAAGAACCACCTCCGCCTAGCGGGTGATCTGTAGCGATTAATACTTTGCCATCACCGCCAGTTGTAGAGAACGCATTGTTCAATACAGACGCAGCTTTGATTTGCTTTGTATTAGCCATAGATCTAGCTAGTGCTTTAGTGTATCTAGCACCTAGACGATCATACAGATTATCTTCAACAGCTTCTTCTGTTAGTGCGAATGCTAAAGCAACCGTCTCGTGGGTATAACGAGAAGTATAACCTTCGTTAGCGTTGTCAAATCTGACTCCACTACCTTCTGATTTTACTTCAGCATTACCAAACCCAACGATTAAAGTTTCTTCTTCAAACGCTCTATCAGAACTCTCTGTATCAAAGATTTCTGCATGCTCTGCTTCATATCTAGCATATTCCATGCCGAACAAGGCGTTTAAGCCTGGCTCTAATTCTTTCGCTAATTGCGACCTATTTATTGCCATGATTAAACTCCTGTAGGATCAACATAGAAATGCTCATTAAACTTAACTATAACATTCACGTTAGCTGAACCTGTAGTGCTGTTATCTGGATCAGAGGAAAAGCCCATGATTCTGAAAGTCGCAGTTGTTGCGGCTGTTGTTCCAGATAGTTCCATAGCTGACATACCAGTTTTGGTAGAGCCAGCGGTATAAGAAATATCTGCATTCAAGCCTACATCAGTCTGCGCTGGAGAACCGGCACTCTGAATTTCAAATACAGCATTAGGGTCATCTTCTACGAATGCTACAATATCAGTCGATACAGTTCCGTCAGGAAAATGAGAACTAAAAACAACGTCTCCGCTGCTATTAGTAAACTTACATCCTCTAAAAATACCTAGCGGTTCATCACCTGCACCTGCTACTAAAATAGTACCAGTATTGAGCATTTTTACTATATCGCCTGAAAAAATATTCCCTGAAGCACCTGAAGCAATTTCATATTCTGTTGTTCCGCCATTGGCGACACCAGAACCTAATTTGCCTACAAGTCTTGCTCCAAATGGGGCATTTTTGTTAGCCATAATAAGTTACCTATATTATTTAAAATTAATAAAATTGATGATCAACTACGTTGACCACCTCCAAAAGTTACTTTGCTTGACCTCTCCGGGTTCAAGATTGGAGAGTTTGGATCTGATTCCCTTAAAAGATCATTGTCTACAGCATCTTGCTGAGTAAGCGCACGACCTTCAAAGTAGGAGTTTCTTTCTTCGCGCGTTTCATTAGGAATCTTAGCCAGCAGCAAACCGCCAACTGAAACTACTCCTGCATGTTTACCGTCATCTAAAGTAGGAAGTTCAAATCCATCTAACTCTTCGGCCCTGACAAGGTCAAAACCCTCTCTCATCCTAGAAGTTACATTTTTTCTGTCTTCGCTACCTGCGAGTTCAGCTCTGATCCACCTGTAGGTATAACCTTCAGGTGCAGGAGGAGTATCCAACATTGATGGTGGACTCCATGGTTTGCGAGCAACTTTTTTGGCTCGTGTGTCGGCAGAACGTGGGGTTCTGTTTAAATCTTTATTTTCTTCTGTCATAGTTTTACCTTTTAACGTATTTAGCGTACTCACCTAAGGGTACGTTTAATCTTTTAGCCATTTCAACCTCAGACGGAGACAATTTAACTTGTCTTTTATTTGAGCCAGTATTACCAGCTACTCTACCTGCTGAAGCCACTTTTTGTTGAGGCTTAGATTTAACAGAAGAATCATTAAACTTCTGTGGGAATTCATTACGAATTCTCTTATCTACCTCACTATAGTATTCTACTGAACCTTCGTCAAACCCTTCTTCTACTAATTGTTTGTTGATTGCCATAGCTCCCATAGTCATTACTTCGTCCTGACCAAACCATTCATTATTATCAACCCACTCTTTGTCTCTTCCAACTAACTCTGGAAAAACAGGTTGTTGTGTTTGATTTTGATAAACTTGGTTAGGATAGTAATTTTGGTAAGTTTCTTGTTGATCTTCTTGTTGTTGAATTACAACCTTAGAATCAGAAACTTTATTTTCTTCTACGGCTATCTTCGCAAGAACTTCTTGAGCTTTTGCAACCTTGTCATAATCTGCAACTTCATGTGCATTTTTTAAAGCTGCTAGTGCTTGAGCCTTTTGTGATTTAAGTCTGCTTTCTGCTTCATTAAGATAAGATTTATCTAAAGATGTAGATCTACTTTTTAGGACTTGATTCTCTTCTGCAATTCTTTTTGCATATTCATAAGCAGATTCTTGACCTCTTTCAGCCTCTCTTAACTTACGAGTAAGATTACCAATTCTTTTCTTAACTTTTTCAGAATAGTCTTCTAATTCATCTTCAGACTTCTGTTGTGGTTCTTCAGAAACATCATCAATAGCTTTAGCTGCTTCTTGATCAGTTTCTTCTGGTGTAGCAAGATCTGCTATCTTACCGCTAGCTTTTTCTTCAGGAAGATCTACTTCTACAACCTCCCCTTCATCTACTAGCTCTTCTTGTTTTGCTTCTTCATTCATTTTTACTCCTTATACTGCAAGGATATCATCAGGATCTAATATGGTTGCTATCACTTCATCATCATTAATGATTCTGCATTCAGATTCATCTCCGAGTTTAAAACGAGCGCCAGCATATCTGCCGATCAATACCCATTGTTTTTCCTGACACCAGGCTTCAGTAAACTTACTGGAGTCTTTATAGCAATCAGGACCCATTTTAACGACATAACCCACAACGGTTGCTAAAGATTCTCTATCAACCTGTGACTGTACTAGGTGTATTCCACCTTCTGTTACTGCTTTTCCTTTGTATGGAAGTATAAGTATCCTCCAACCAGTAGGTTGAGGCATTCTTTCTAAAATTGATTTGTCCAGGAGAGTTGGATCTAAAACTCTGGCCGCCTGTTCTACGTAAGGCAATATCTCTTCTGGTTGAGTTTCTTCTGTTTCTGGAGTTTCTGTTTCTTGGATCTTTTCTTGTTCTATTGCTTGTGCAACATGTTCAGGTATCTGTATCTTCGACATCTTCTTGTATTTTTCCTAGCAGTTCTCTAAATGAATTTTCTGTGTCAACTAGAGAACTGTAACGTCCACACAGATACTGATATTGGGCAAAGTCTTTGGTGCCAGCTAAGATTACATCTTTTACGCTTTCTTTTTGGGCCTCAATTTCTTTTAAAAACTTTTGGCTTATCCAAACTACCGACACCTAATAAACGCCAGAAAACTTGCCGCCAAATTCAGCAGCTCCCATACCTCTAGCTTTACCTTTACCCATTCCAGGTTTAGGTGAAGTATTAGCATCAAAAGTACCTGCATCTGTTTTAAGAGGCACAGAACCTTTGTTACTGTAAGGATTTTTATTCTTCATTACAGTAGGAGTTTTTTGTTGGCTAATATCAGTTCTTTTAATCATGTTTTTAATTATTCAGTACAACCTAATTATTTGCAAGTTTTATTTACCCTGCCCTCGGTACTTCTTTTTGGTTTTTCTTTTGTTGGTACCTGCACCTCTGCTCAAGGCGCTATTGCCGATAGATGTTTTTTTCTTAACACCTTGTATTCTTTGAACGTCAAAAGTCTTAGGCACTATTGTTGTTTATTAGCCTGTTCCATAAGTTTGAACCTTGCCTGCTGTTCTAACCTAGCTCTAGCCGTTTCATCTCTCAGGTCTGCAATATCTTCTTGAGCATCAATTCTTTCTCTATCAACATTAATTCTTTGTTGAGCTTCTTGAGCCTTTCTTTGTTCAGCCGCTAAGAACTGTTGCTGTTCTATAGATAGCTCTTGACCTTTCAACGCAAGTTCTTGTTTTCTGATAGCCACTAACGGATCTTCATCTTGTGGTGCTGAAACCTTCTGATTGTATTCAACTAACAGTTCAGCAAGTATAGGTGATGAGAATTGTGCCAATAGATCTCCTGCCTGCAAGGATAAGTTTTGTGCCTCTTGCGGAGATGCCTGTTGAGCTTGTTGTTGTAGTTGTTGGAACTGTTGCATAACTTCTGGTGGCATTTGTTGCTCACCAAGAATATCAGCCTTCATCTGTAAATGTTGCATGATATGTGAATGAATCAAAGCCTGTACTTGTGCATTCATTTGTACCGGAGGTGTGTTTAACAAAGACATGTGGATTGCAATATGTGCATCATGATTTTGTTGTGGGAATGCTTGAGCTTGTTGACCTAATAACAATTGATTGTTTTCAAACCCAGCTTCTATTGGAAGAGGATCTGTAGGAGGTGGAGGTGTAAGTATTTGCTCTACGTTATCAACACCTATAGCCGCATACATTCTTTTGTAAGCTTCATATGTACCGTTAGGCCCATGTACTTGAGGATTGGATTGAACCAACTGCATCATCTCTTGTGCCATAGCAATCCTTTGAGATTGACTAAATATATCAGGATTGGATATTGGGAATATGTCTACTTTTTCATCAAAATCGGATAGTTTGATGGTTGTTTCGTTATTAGCTACAGCGTATGGATATTCCTGCGGTAAGTATTCTTGAAACACCTTTGATAGTATTTTAAATTCTTTCTTTTGTGAATTGTGTAAACGTTTGTGGATTGCAGACAATACTTTTGTAGATCTTTCTAGTAATGCTAATGTGGTTCCTACAGGTGCATTTGGATTACCTTGTCCTGTATTTATTTCAGCAATAGATGCAAACTTTTGTCCTGAATTAACCAACATGTTTAATAACTGAAGCAAGGTTCCACTAGGCTCTTTAAATGGTAGTGGCTGTATTGAATCTCTTAACGATCCACCTGGAGCATCTACGTCTCTAAACTCACCTGGCTGTATGGGAGTATCTTCATCTCTAATCCTTATACCTCTAGTTTTAAAACCAGCAGGTAAGTTAGCTAAAGTTCCTGCATCAATTAACTGACGCATTATTGAAGTTGATGCTTTAGATAAACCACCAATCATGTGAGTTAGACCAAATCCATAAAACCCTAGACCTGGTAAAAACTTAAAATGAACAAAGTATTCTATTTTATTTTTAAGAGGATCATCCTCTCTAAAGTTTCTTCTAACAGAAAGTATATCGTTTGAGTTAGCATCAATAGTAACTATATACGGTAATTTTATGCCTGTTGGCTGACCTTCTTCGTCTGTATCCTCGAAACCGTCTAGTTCTAGATTGCAATGTACTTCATATAGCAAAGATACTTCGCCATCATCATATGAAGGCTCCATACCAGAAAGCTTGTCTATTTCCTCTTTAACACCGCTGTACTCATCAGTACTATCACTAGAACTTATATCTACTTTTTTATAGAATCCTAAAGATTGTAGTTTTC